TCTTTAATCTTGAAAATAATCTTGTATTTGCCATTGTTATATCCTTATATTGTTATAAATATCTAAAGAAGCCACTTTATATCTTCTTTTCCATCAGAATATGGGTTGTCTATTTGAAAGGGATTGTTCCCTTCTCCAATTGGTGTGTTAGAGCCAGGGACATAAACTCCATCAAAAGAAGTACGATTAGTAGCAATACTATCTAACATACTTTTGGTTAAGTCAACACCATGTTGTTTAAATTTAAATGCTGTGTCTCTCATATACATTGCTATTCCAAAGCTCATAACTAAATCATCATTATATCCGGGTTGTGCTTCTGCTCTACCATTTTTCCAAATGAATACTTTCATTTCCTCAATTAAACGTTTGGATTGAAATGTAACTCCTTTGTCAGAAAGATATTCTTGAAATTTACCTATTATCATAGGTCTGACCTTAGATGTTGTTGTAAACCCAGCTACCATTTTAGAAGTATCCATGTATTGATCAAAATATGAATCAACGCTTACTTCTCCACCCTTAGGTGAATAGTAAAGATTGTTATACCCTCTATCTATTATTGTTTGTAATGTTGCCCATCCTATATTTGCATTTTCTACTACAAGTAAAGCATTGTTATATTCTGTTGCTATACCTACTAATAAATGTCCAAATTCTTTTGTTCCCAATTGTCCTTTATATTCACCAACTTGAACATTGTTTTCAATATCAATGATATGAAAAGCAGAAAAATCTTTTCCATCTCCTCTAGCAACATCTGCTGCTATTATATATGTTCTTGAATAATCACAAGGTTCCCATATCCATAAATTACGATCAGCTCCTCTACGTTCTAATGGATCCTTAATATAGGTTTTTTCATAAAAATCAATATATTCAGGGTAAAATACAGTATCACCTGATGTGCTAAAGTCACAATCACATTCTTGTGCTGCTAATCTAGGATCGCCTAATAACTCATCTTGTCTATCTCTCCATTCTTGATTTCTTTCAGGATGGACAAACCAAGGAAGTTTAATGGGTAAAAAATCGTTTTCTTTATTTTCTGCTCTAACCCAAGTTTGATGAAACCAATTTCCAGTACCATAAGGTGTACTTAGTGCTATACAACCTCCCCCTGTAGCTAATGTTTGCTGTGCTGAGGCCCATATTTTCCCAATATTATCAATAAAGGCAGCTTCATCAATTATTAACAATGATACAGATTCTGATCTGCCAGCATCTGAGGCAGCTGAAGTAGCTTTTATTTGGGAACCATTTGATAGTTTTAAGGTAAGTTTATTATTTTCGTCTGAGTCTATTTTAAGCCATGATGGTAGGTTATTAAACATAAATTTTACCTTTGTAACCATGTTTTTGGCTGTCTCTTGTTTTGTAGCAATACAAAGTATATTTCTATCTTTTTGGAATAACATTAACCATAAAGCATAACTTGCACACAGGGTAGACATTCCTAATTGTCTGGATTTTAATATTAAAGTGTAGGGGTTGTCTTGATATAGTTTTAATACTTTTTCTTGGAAGGGATATAGATTAAATTGAATTCTACCTCTTTGAGGGTGTTGGATGAAGCAGTATTTTTTCATAAAATGAACAGAGTCAGTTGCACATTTTATATATTCTTGTTTTATTATTTTTTTTATGTTACTCATTCAATTGTTGGTGTAACATCAATTGGTATTGATAGTTTTGGTTTTTTGAGATCTTTTATTTTCCAATACATCTTAAAACCAATAACAGGTTGGAATTCATTATTTAATCCAACACCAACACCATAAGCTTGTTTCTTTTTAGTACGAAGCATAAATTCAGAACCTAAATAATTTATTTGGGATTTATTACCCATTAACCCAAAACCAATATAAAATTCTCTTTTATTTACTATTTTTTCTTTAATTATTGTTGTAGTAGGATAAATTAAAGAATAATCTATACTTCTTGATAAGATTTTATTTTGAGATATTGTATCAAATATTACTAATTCAATACTATCTGCATCTACAGTATCTATATAAGCATATGTTGCAAAATAATCTTCTAAAATTGAAGCCGTATCAATAGAAAGTTGGACTGTATCATGTATGGTTTTAGTTATTACTCTAGTCCTATATTCAGGAATATAAGTAGGAACATTTTTAACAATAGTATCATATTTAGTTTCTATTTTTACTATACGTTCAACTTCAGGTTCTACTTTTTCTTTTCCCCCTCCACATGCTCTAAGTAAAATTATAACTACAATTAATACTATTATTATAACAGTTTGTAAATTTTTAAATAGACTTTTCAAGTGATTTTTTCTCTTTAGTCATTTTTTTAAGTTCATCCTTAATCTTTTCCTTCTTTTCTCCTTCAGCTGATTTATATTCTTTAGCTTTATCCTTCATATCTTGAACTAATTTTTGGAGTTTATTAGAAATGGAAGCTACAGAGTCTTTCTTTTTTAATTCGGCTTTGGTTGGTTCTCCATCATTTTCAGATACATTATCATAATTTTCTGCATCACCTACTATATCAATATGATCTCTTATCATAGCATCTAAGTATAGGTTAGCATCATCTGTAGACATTGCTCTCATTAAACTTTGAATAATATAATCATCATCACCAACAGCATCTCTAAGTCTATCTAATTTAGCCCAAGATTTTTCATCTATGGTTTCATTTAAACCAACTAATCCCATAAGTGATTCTTCATCTCCTCCTCCTCTAATTGATTGGCCCAATTTACTTTTAAGATAATCTACTAAATCAGAAGCACCTTTTACAAATCCATCTGTATATGCTTCCATATCAGGTACATTTTTAAAACGCATTCTCTTTAATTCTTTTTTTATAGACATAGCTCCATCTGTTTCTCCCTCAGATTTAATTTGAGCTAAACCCCTATTATCGTCGTTAAAATCTTCTGATAAACCTCTTTCTCTATCCATCATTTTTGAGATTTCACCTGCTTGTAAAACATCTAAGGCTTGCCCCATTAGTTCTGTATAATGTTTACCTTCAGGACCTCTCCATTTAGGGAGATTTGAATGAATGTCCCTAAGAATTCTAAAAGCTTCATCTTTAGTCATTTGGTTTTCTGATAGGATTTTTTCTTCTAGAGAATATTTACCCTCCCCAAAATAGTCTCTCATTTCAGCCATCTTAGCTTCAATAGCCATAAAAGCATCCCACATTGGTATACCATATTCTTTGGCACAACGTCTAACTAAATTTATTATTTTTCTTTCTAAATCAGGGTTACTAGCTTCTGATAATTTAGTTTCGGATAAAATCGAGGTGATTTCTTTCCTAATATATTCTTTTAGTTTAATATGTTTCATTTGTAGAGGGTTTTTGATTATAAATATTGGGGAACTAGTGAATCTTGAATAGTTTTTATACGTTCTTCATTAGAACCCTCAATTTTAATCAAATTATTAATTTTATGACTATACAAGTTTAAATAATGTTGTATTGTATAATCAATCAAATCCCTATATTCACTATCAGTTTCTCTAACCCCATTGTTTTCAATATCAACACCTTTAGGAGAAACATAAAATATGTAATCATATTCAGGAATTAAATAAGATGCTAAATTAATAAATTCTTCTTTTTCAATGTAATCCATTGATTTAGAACATTTGGCAAATGATATTACATCAATAATTGTTCTATCTGTAACAATATTTTCCTGTAATAATTCTAAAGATCGTTCTGCTAAAAACACTGTTTGACCCTTTAATGTAGAATCAGTATTTAAAGGAATTCCTTGATTCATTAAATGTTGAGAACGTTCTGTTACAAATTGATGATCTTTAAATTCACCTAATTTTTTTAACTCTTTTACCAATGTCGTTTTTCCAACAGACATTGTTCCACAAAAACCTATTTTCATAACTTATTTATTTTTCTTTGTATAATTATTAATTCTGTATTCTAAGACTTCCATCTCTTTTATGATTCTTTTAGGAATTTTTTTCTTTAAATTTTCTAAAAAATCCTTTTTATTGGATAAAGAATCTAAAGCATTCTCTCTTCTTATTCTAATACCAAAAACCTTTGATCTTCCCATAATTTTTTTAACTTAAATATAATAAAAATAATTTAATTTTCCTAATTTCTATATGTTATTCCTTTAGGGGCTGATTGTTTATACCAAGGCAATCCTTCTTGGTCTTGCTTATATTCCTTAAATTCCTCTGATGTATAACTAATCCCAAATATATAGTATTGTTTTTTGATTTTTTTATTATCTCCATCTACAGATTCAATCGCAGGACCATCACTATTATGATGTTTCCAATTATCTTCAGGAGTTTCTCTAATTAAATGGTGATAAGCTCCCTCAGATTTGATTCTCTTGTACTCGTAATTTTTTTGTTTCTTTGCCATTTTTATTGTTTTTAATTAAACTTTCTGCTGTATAAATTCCATGTGCCCCACTAACAGTTATGCCTCTTGCACTTAAGGCATCACCTACAAAATGAACATTTGGATATTTGGTTAATGATAAATCTTCGTAATTAACTAATGGTTCTGGAGAAAGGTATTTTACCTCTGGTATATAAATTCCCCAATCACAACCCAATGTTGGAAAAACTTTTTTCATATCTTCAATAAAATCTTCTATATAAAAAGCATAATCCCCTAATGAATAATATAAAATATCCATACTTGGAACTACCTCACATTTAACATAATCACCTTCTGATGTTTTAGATGGGACTCTAGCGCTAGGGGAAAAGAACATTCCCTTACCCTCAACTTGTAATTTTTTTACTGCTTCTCTTGACCAATCAAACGGTTTATCTATGCCTTTAATTTCCATTAGTATACCAAAATTAGTCATATTATTACGATATGCTTCATCTTTTTTAGCATGCCCATTATAGCTTACATCTCCATAAGTATGTTCGGCTGCAACAAAGGCAGCATTATTGTTTGTACAAAATGATCTTAATGAAACTCCTCTATCTTCAAATTTTCTATATAATTTGAAATCATAACTTATGTCAATTAATTTTTGAAAGTGATGTTGTGGTGCTTCGAATCTAACTCCTATTTGTACTGCTTTAGGTTCAGTTGGTAATTCATATTGTTCTGCTAATTGTTTACCAAAATCAATACCTGACTTCCCAACACCAAAAATAAGTGTATTATAAGACATTTCATCAACAGCTCCTATAGATACTATTTGATTATTAAAATCAATATCAGTTACTTTAGTTCCCCATATAAATTCAACTCCATTATCAACTAAATAATCATACCAATTTTTACCTATTTGGTGTAAATAATCTGTTCCTATATGCCATACAGGAAATAAACGTAAACCAAAATGGGGTTTTATAAAATCAGGTTCTTCTTGAGGATCAGAACATTGTACTTCTTCTGGTTTAGGGTGAAAACGTTTAAAATTTTCTATAACTTGGTCAAATAATTCCATTGCTTTTTCTTCACCACAATATTTTGATAATTGACCTCCTATTGAAGTGTGGTACGTTAATTTGCCATCTGAGAATCCTCCTGCACCTAGCATACCTTCCATTAATTCTGAAGGTAATCTGTTGTATGGATCTTTACCCATATCAATGATTGTTATTTGACCTTTATAATTATTATCAACTAATTTAGTTGCAGCATTAATTCCTGCTACGCCTGCACCTACAATTACTACTTTATCCATATTGAAATTTTATATGTAGTTAATATACGAACAAAAAAGGGCATCTCCAAAGGAGATGCCACAGATATCTAATTTTATTTTTTTAAATCGCCTGGCTATGAATCAGGCTAAATGTTTTTAATCTTTGTGAGGTTTTAGATTTTCATAAACATCATCATCTTCAGCTACATTTCCATGAGCTGTAGGTGTGTTAGGATTGTTAACAGTTCCTAAAGCTTCACCAACTTCATCTTCATCAATTACCTCATCTTCTACTTCTTTTTTAGGTAAGTCTTTACCTTTTTCCTTTTCCAAAAGTTTTTGATATTTAGCTTGTTGCTTCTCAAGCATTTTAATCTCTTTTTTCATCTCCCTTATCTTTTGGGGATTCATAAGTTCAGCTAGATCTTCATTTTCATCAATCATACTTAACCTACCATTTCGAGAATCAATTTCTTTAACAAGGGCTTCCATTTTAATTTCCAAAGCAGCTGATCTGCCTAGATTTTCAATTTCGGCTAATTTTTTATGAATTGAAGATTTGGCTTCATGAATTCTCCTTTTGTTTTTCATAGGAGCTTTTTTGGGTTGGTTTTCTAATAAGGTTTTATCAGAAACGTATTTTCTTAAATCGAAATTGTCCATTTTGTTTTATTTTGGTTTATTATAAATATGTAAACTATTTGTTAATTACTAAAGTTTTATGTTTGTTAGCACATCCCCCACAACCGCAATTACAATCATTCTTTTTAGGTGAAGATGATAATGCTTCCTTTATTAGTTCCCTTAAACGGATATATGATGTAAGTGATTCTTTCATGGTTATAAATATTACCCAAATGTTTTATTAAAGTCTAAATTAAGTGCACTTTGTGTAACACTCATATTATCTAATATTTCTTTATCTTCTAATTTTTCTAAAAGTATACTAAAAAATTTACAATCCCCATCCAATTTTACACTTGCTAAATATCCAGGACCCTTTTTATTAGGTTTTCTTTTCAATTTATCTTCTACCATTTTTTTAGCCATTGAAATAGCTCCATCTTCTGGATCACTAAAACCACCTAAACTACTCTGTACTAAATTTATATTATTTGATATAGTTTTAAAAATTTCAAATCTATTAGAAAGACCTTCTAAATCTACCCCCATCATTTTCATTAATTGATTCATTGCTAATTCTAAATCATCTCCTGCAAAATTTGTAGGGTTGACGGTTTTGAGTTTCTCTCCAGGTTGAAGGACTTTAATTAAAGCATCAATACCAAAAATTACACTTAATATTTTTAAATTTTCTTTATCAGCTCCAAACCTCCCAATTTTATTTTTTCCTGTATGTTTTCCATAGGCTTTAACTTCAACTCCTACACCATTAAAAAATAAATCTGGATCATCTCCTTCTCTACCTTCTTCAACATTTACTTCACTATCTGAATAATTATATAACCAATATAAAGACATTTCACCTTTACCTACTCCTAATGTTTCTGTTTTATCACCTGTTTTCTTTTTAGGTTTAAGGGCCCATAGTTTTTGCCATATGTCTAAATCATCAGGTTTAACTTGAATTGAAAAAGTTGAACCCCCACTTCCAGGAAATGGGTATTTATTTTTTGATTTTGGGATTTCATCTACATTTAAGGCTTTTTTAATTACTTCATCATAATCGCTAGATTGTTCTTTTATTAATTGTTTAGATTCAACTAATTCAGTAACTATATTAAATAGCATTTTTTTATCCTTAGGATCCTTTACGTCAGGATATCCTTTGGGAAATTTATATGAGTATTTTGTAAAAAATTTATCTAAAACATCCATTTTATTTATATTTCTACATCAGTTGTATCTTCAATATCAACATCAACTTCTTCACCACCAACTTCTTCTGCACCTGCTCCAAATTCACTTTCACCTTCTTCTTCAGCAGGCCCATATCGTAATATACGAGCAATTGCTTCAGCTGCATTTTGTTCTTCAGGTAAGTTAAGTAAATAATATTTTTTTCCCTCTACTTCAGCTATCCAGCTTCTACGCATCCAAATGA